CTCAAGAATCGCCCGAGATAATTCCTTCGCCTTGCGCTCTGCTGTTTTTTTCTCCGACTTGGAACGAATCTCCGTGGATCGTTTGTAGCGCTTGCCATCCACCTGCACGCGATAATACCAAGCCCCCTTCTCCTCATCCCAATAAACCGTCGCTTCACCATGCTTGCGCTTCGATTTTTGGGGGCCACTTTGGGTGCCACTTGTGTTTGTATTCATTGAGCGGAATAGACAGATTAGACGCTCGAAAGTCAAGGTCAGTTGATCATTTTCCCTACTGAAAGAGTAAAAGGGGCCACTTTAAGTGGTGCGCCCCCCGGGACTCGAACCCGGAACCAATTGATTAAGAGTCGAGTAATTTTTGTTGGCGGATAATGGGTTATAATAAAAGGGGCCACTTTGGGGGCCAGTTACCTTTGAATTTGGCTGCGTTCTTCAGCGGTGGCTTGGTTAAGTTTCTCGCGGATCCAAGCGCTTAGTTTGGCGGGCTTGGCGGCGCGGACCCAAGCGCTTTTTTCTTCTGGGTAGCAATAGAAGAGAATTTTGGCGGTCATGTTGTCGGCTTCGGGGTCGCGGGCGTTGTTTCGGTTGCCGGTGTTGCCGTGGGGCTCGATGTCGGGTGTCATTGGGTGATGGGGTGTTTCAAAAGGATTTTCTCTGCTGCGCGGATGGCTTGGGCGAGGTAATCGAGATTGGCGGCAAAGGTGTCTGGATTGTCTTTGTCACGCAAGACGAGCTTTGCTGTGTCGGTAAGCAATGCCAGGGCATTGTAAAGTTTGAGATTTTCCATGCTCGGACACCTCAAATGTTGGGGTTAAGATGACCGGCAATAAGGCTGAGGGCGTAAAATCCGGCAAGGCCGAGGACAAATGCAGCGGGGCCGTGGGTGAGGGTGAACGACGAGCCAAGCGCAAGGCTGGCGGTGGATGCTGTGGCGAGTGTCACAGCAAGGAGGTTTTTAATTTTCATTTTTCGTTCCCGGATTCGCCGGGCCGATTTTTATTTTCCAGATTCGCTGGACCGAGGCGGGCCGTGGTTGGCTCGCTTAGAAATGAATGTATAAAGAATCAAAAGTGGCGCAAGAATTATTTCTATATTATAAAAATATTTTTTCAGAAAGTGCTTGACACTCGCGGAGGCTGATTAAATGGGGCTTTGCGGGTCACGGTGTTTTCTTTTGCGTGAGCTTTTTATTTTGCGCGGCGATGATTTCGAGAAGGGGATTACGGGCCTCGGGGCAAATAATGGCGATGCGTTGGGGTGGCAAGGCGTCTTTTCGGAAATGCTCAAAGGCTGTTTTTCCGTTGGGCCAACGGGCGCGGAATATGTGCAGTAAATTTCCGGTGTCTGGCCATGCGGGACGGCCTCCAGCAACAAGACGGGGCGTGATGGTGAGGGTGACGGGTGCAACGCCTAAAACATCGCCGTTCCAATCCACAAGGCCGCCCGCTGGGCTTGTCTCAATGAGAATTTCCATGGGCGTCGGCGAGGGGAGCGGAGTAGGCCGCCAAATTGGCTCAGGCTCAGGGCTGGCGCAGGAGCATAGAGCGGCCGCTAAAACTAGGATGGAAGCTGGTTTGATGAAATTTCTCATTCCTCGTAAAATCTTAGTATTTTTGGATCAGAAAGCCTTTTTTCAACAGCAACGCGGTCGCCGCGTTTCCAATCCCAAATGAGTTCTATAAGATCCTGCTTTGCCATGGCGTTTTTAACGCGATCCGGGGTTGCAGGATTCACAAACGCAACGACCGCGCACATAAAAAGCAGGATAAGAAAAGCAATGATTTTGGCGGGTTTGGTTTTGAAAATTTCTTGGGCGATATGGTAGCAGCCCACCCAGCAAGCGGCGGCCATCGCAAGCAGGCAAAGAGCGTAAGGCATTCCCCAAAATCCGCTGTGTAGAAGATCAAGAGATAGTTTTCCTATTGGGTCCATGATGTGAAGTCGGGAATCTGGTGGCTGGTGGCTGGTGGCTGGTGGCTGGTGGCTGGTGGCTGGTGGCTGGTGGCTGGTGGCTGGTGGCTGGTGAGGTCGATAACCTCGGCTAACCAGCCTGGCGGGAGTTCGGCGCTGTCGCTGTTGAGTATCCAGTATCTGAGTTGGTTGATGGTATTATGACATTCCGGGCATTGTCCTGGGGCGTGGCTTTTCCCGATATTTTGGTGACTTCTGTTTTCTTAGTGATGCCGTAAATTGTGCCTTCGCTTGCCATTTCAGTAAGGGCTTCGCGGGCCCACTGGCTGCGCGTCAATCCGCCCGCGGCGGCCAGCCGGTCAATCTCTGCGCTGGTTTCCAAGTCAACGGTAGTGCTCGCCACAATTCGGTTTTTTCCTGGGCCGTTTGGCGGTTTTTTTCTTTTTGGCATGGAGCCAACATAAAACAAATCTGAAACAAAATAAATTTTTTTGTTTTGTTTCTATACAGAATCTGTATAGAACTTTTTAGAGGTGAGTAAATCACCCCATAGACATGACAAAAATCATTCAAACCAAAATCCCCGCAGAGGTTGATGAAATCATCACCGAGCTGGCCAAAAGCCAGATGGTGAGCCGGGCCGCCATCGTGCGGCAGTTGCTGGTGAAAGCTGTCGCAAAAGCCAAAGCTCAGGAGGGCCAGATATGAGCCGCCTTTTTTTGTGCCGGGCGATAGATCCGCTGCGGGGTCCGTTTGGGGATTATGTGAGGGCGTCGAGCCGGGAGGCAGCACGCCGCCGTTTTTTTGAAATTTTCGGATTTCGGCCGTTTTCCGTGGAGGTGGACAAATGAACACTCCTGACGCGATTCATTACATTACATGGACCTGGGAGGCGCTTTGTGCCCTCGGGCCTGCGGCTTTTTTGGCACTCCTAGCTTGGAGGATCGGGGAATGATCGAGCAACACTATTCCTGCCGCCAGTTGGCCGCAAAACTCGGGGTGTCTCATGGCACGGTGCACAAGTTTGTAACTGAGGGGCGCATCGGCCATGTGAGTTTCGGGCACCGGCTGCTGATCCCCGAGTCCGCAATCCTGCAATATCTGGAAACTCACCGGCTCGGGCCTGCGCCGACTCGCCGACTGACCCGGCCGGGCGTAGCTGCCTGACCGCCGCCGTTTTTTGTTTTTTATGGAAAACACCGCAGAAGAATCCCCGTTGGTCGTGGAAATTGATGTGGCAGGGTTGGAGTTCGCTCCTTCCGAGTTGGCATTCCCTCTTCGCTCGAATCGCTACATGAAGCAATTCCATGCCGCAAAGGCTGACGACAAGCGGAGCCGTCGTGGAATTAAGAGACTGGTGAGGCCGGAAAATGCTGCCGCGCTTGCCGAGTATTTGCCGGAGCCGGGGGAATGCACGCATGCGGTGGTGCGTGGGGATTTCGTGATGGCTGACATTATTCCGCTGCTTTTAGGGGATCGAGTTGCGGACTTGGTTGGGATTTCAACTTTAGGGATGAGCCGGGATAACGCTGTGAAGCTGGCCGAGCTGCTGGCCGCAGGCAAGGTGCGCCGCCTTTTTTTGCTGGTGAGCCATTATTTTTCCCAAGTCGATAAGACGGGAACATATCGGGAGGTTAAAGGGCTACTCGGTGACGCGGTGGTAGTGGCTCGCACCCATGCAAAGGTGATCCTTGTCTCCGCCGCTCCGTCTTTTTTTGTGGTGGAGGGATCAGCCAACCTTCGTTCGAGCGACAACATCGAGCAGTTCGCCATCTGGAATGATGAGGAATTGCTGAACTGGCATCTGGAATGGATGCAGGAGGTGCAAGGTGCCTGAACCCTCGAACCTCAATGCGGAGATCGCGGCCAAGGTGCTCGAAGCGAATGTGCGGAACATCGTGGAGAAGGTGAAAGCCGGTGGAACGCTGAACGCTACGGAGCGCGCAATGATGGAACAGGCCACAAAGGTCGCAACACCTCTCCAAGAAGCTGAAGCCGCCAAATCCGCCGCGCCTTTTTTATTTTCGGAGCAGGAAATCGGGTTTGAAAAGCTGGAAGCTGCTGGGGAGTTCACTGGTGAGAGGTTACTTGCCCGCCGACCAGAGGCTTACCGCGCTGTGGTAAGCATGGCGGCTGAAGGATTGAGCATCTCGGCAACGGCCCGAGCGCTTTCGGTGAGCCGGAACACGGTGACGGCTGTGAGGGAGCGTGAGGGAATTTCCATAGAGCAGGAGAAAAAAGAGTTACTCCGAGATGTGCGCCGTGCGGCAAGGCTATCGGTCGAGAGGGCTATCGAGCTGGTGCCTTCAATCAACTCAGCCAAAGACGCGGCCATCGTCGCAGCGGTGATGGTGGATAAGATGCAGTTGCTGTCGGGTGAAGCTACCGCCCGCATCGAGAAGGTAGAGGTTAGCCAGGACAAACTCTCGGAGATGCTGGCCAGCTTGCCGGTGCTCGAAGCTGAGGTAGTGCCAACCGGTTTACACGGGAGCGGGTCGGGACAAAAGGGGCCGGATGCGTTGGGGCTGCCTGGTGCCGGATCGGTGGGCGCTGAGGGTGGTATTGATATAGGATCAACTGATTCGGGGGCCATTCACCTATTGAACGCCGAAGCGGGGGCCACTTTGAGGGGCCACATGGCCGAGGGTGCGGCGGTCGAGCCGGTCGAGGTCGAGGCCGTGGCGGTCGATCAGGAGGGGGGGAGGGGGTCTGGATTTTCGGAGGCCCCCCCTATGACACCCACTGATTTGGGTGAGCAGAAAATTTTATGCAAAGGGGTCTCTGCGTCGCAGGAGGCCGCTGAGGAGCTTTCAACTAACTAACCTATGGCTGACTCAAAAAATAAAAAAAA